CTCTTTCAAGAGAAGTAAAACGTTATTGTGAAACTTTTGTTAATAAAGGTCGTGCTCTTGGAGAACTTGGTCATCCTGATGGACCTACCGTAAATCTTGATCGTGTTTCACATAAGATTACTTCACTCACTCAAGAGGGTAGTAATTTTAGAGGTAAGGCACAAATTCTCAATACTCCTATGGGCAAAATTGCATCTTCACTTTTAGATGAAGGTGTCATGCTCGGAGTTTCTTCTCGTGGTGTTGGTTCATTAAAAGAAGATCGTGGTGGATGCAAAGTTGTTGGTGAAGATTTCATGTTAGCAACTGCTGCTGATATCGTTGCCGATCCTTCTGCACCTGATGCATTTGTATCAGGAATTATGGAAGGAAAAGAGTGGATTTGGGAAGGAGGAATTCTTCGTGAACAACTTGCAGAAAGAACTCAGAAGAGAATTAACACTCTTGTTGACCAAAGAATTCTCGATGAACATAAGTTAAATTTGTTCAACGAATTCTTATCAAATCTTTAAATTATAAATAAATATATTAGTATAAAAAATCTAATAAAATCAAATGTCCGTTGGTAGCAATTTACAAGAAATGGAAAACGTAGTAACTAAGGGAGCTGCTGCATCTGAACCAATGTCAAAGGCAGGGAGCAATGCTTCCGGTGTTTTAGCACCAGGCCAAACTGGCAATTGGGAAGATCTCGGTGGTCCGACTCCAGAAAACTATAAAGTAGACGACAACTCTGCTAAACTCGCAGAACCCAAAATCGCAACTGTCAAAGACATTGTGAACAGGGGCGCAAAACCTGCCGAATCCATGCCTAAAGGTATGAAGGAAGAAGAGGAAGTTGACGGTGAAGTAGTCGAAGAAGAAGAGACCACTGCATCTGCCGAAGATGTAGTTTCTGAGGAAGAAACTTCTGATGAAGAAGTTGTATCTGAAGAAGAAGTCATCGAAGCAGAATATGACATCGAAGAAGATGTTGATGCATTGCTTGCCGGTGAAGAACTTTCCGAAGAATTCCAAGAGAAAGCACGTACCATTTTTGAAACTGCTATCAGGACAAAAGTTGCCGAAGTTCAAGAAGAACTGAAGGTACAATACGAATCAACTCTCGAAGAAGAAGTTACTCTTATTAAAGAAGAACTGACTGATAGAGTTGATGCATACCTTGAGTATGTTGCCTCAGAGTGGATTTCTGAAAATCAACTCGCAGTCGAGCAAGGTCTCAAGGCAGAGATGACCGAATCATTCCTCACTGGAATGAGAAGTCTTTTTGAAGATCATTATGTAAACATCCCTGAAGAGAAATATGATGTAACTACCGCAATGGTAGAAAAATTAGATGAAATGGAATATAAACTCAACGAGCAAATTAAGTCTAATATTGCTCTCAATCAAAGATTAGCCGAGTCGGTTGCTGACGCAATCTTCACCGATGTCTCCGAAGGTCTTGCACTTTCACAGAAGGATAGACTAGCTTCTCTTGCCGAAAATGTTGAGTTTGATAGTGAAGACAACTATCGTGAGAAACTGGCAACCCTGAGAAATTCATATTTCCCAGAAAATGCTGGTGCTCAAAGAGACACTTCAGAGAATATCTCTGAGAGTTCAGAGTCCATTGCACAACCAGTAACTGGTTTAATGGAATCTTATCTCGATACTCTGACTAGAGTTTCTAAAAAGTGATTTTTTAATTATAAATCAAACTAAAATTTTTAACAAGGTAAATTCAAATGCAAGGTTTCAACGCTGAATACCTTCAGGAGAAGTGGGCACCTATCCTCAACCATGAGGGTCTCGGAGGCATCAATGATGCTCATAAGAGAATGGTTACCGCAGTTCTTCTGGAGAATCAAGAAAGAACAATTAGAGAGGAAAAAGAATTCCTTTCTGAAGCACCTACCAACTCCGTTGGAGACGGAACTGGTATTAAAAACTTCGATCCCGTTCTGATCTCATTGATCAGACGTGCAATGCCTAACCTGGTCGCATATGACCTCGCAGGTGTTCAACCGATGAACGGTCCTACTGGACTGATCTTCGCAATGCGTTCACGATTCACGAATCAGTCTGGTGCAGAAGCACTCTTCAACGAAGCAGATACTGGATTCTCTAACAGTGGAATCGGAAGTGCTACTCCATATGTTGCTGGTCAGGAAGCAAACGTTGGTTTAGGAATTACTGGTTTACAATCTGCTGGAAGTAATCCTTCCAATCCAGGTCTTCTGAGCCCAACTGCTCAAACCCAAGGTGCTTATGGCGTTGGTCAGGGCATGGATACTGCATTCTCCGAGGATCTCGGAGATGGTCAGGCATTCAATGAGATGGCATTCTCGATTGAGAAAGTCACTGTTACTGCTAAGTCCCGTGCTCTGAAAGCAGAGTATTCTCTGGAACTGGCACAAGACCTCAAGGCTATTCATGGTTTGAATGCCGAGGCAGAACTTGCCAACATTCTCTCCACTGAAATCCTTGCGGAAATCAACAGAGAAGTCATCAGAACCATCTATAAGGTTGCTGAACCCGGTGCTCAGGCAAACGTTGCTACTGCCGGTACTTTCGATCTTGACGTTGATTCAAACGGTCGTTGGTCTGTTGAGAAGTTCAAAGGTCTTATTTTCCAAATCGAGCGCGATGCAAACGCAATCGCACAAAGAACTCGTAGAGGAAAGGGCAACATGATTCTGTGTTCTGCAGACGTTGCTTCCGCACTGACCATGGCTGGTGTACTTGATTACACCCCTGCACTCAATGCAAACCTGAACGTTGATGACACCGGTAACACCTTCGCAGGTGTTCTTGCTGGTAAGTATAAGGTCTATATCGATCCTTATTCTGCAAACCAAGCAGCTGCACAATACTATGTTGCTGGTTATAAAGGTTCTTCACCTTATGACGCAGGTCTGTTCTATTGCCCTTACGTTCCTCTTCAGATGGTTCGTGCAGTTGGAGAGAACACCTTCCAGCCTAAAATCGGATTCAAGACTCGTTACGGTATTGTTTCCAACCCATTTGCTGATGGTGCAAGAACTGGGGAAGTTAACGACTCCGGTAGACTCCAAACTAACAACAACCGTTACTACAGAAGAGTCAAGGTTCAAAACCTCATGTGATATTTGCCTACGGGCATTCACACTCACAGACCTCCTTCGGGGGGTCTTTTTTTATCTAAATAAAAATAAAAATGGCTTGCAATTTTCCCAACCAAATAAACAATAGAAACTTTCTATCTCCGGTTGGTTTTAAGTTTACATTATCAAAAAATCCTAAAATTTCTTTTTTCTGCAATTCGGCAAGAATACCAGAAATTAGTTTAGGTTCTGCAATTCAATCAACATATCTTAAGGATTTGGATGTTCCTGGAGATAAATTATCTTATGGTGATTTCACTTTAAGATTTTTGGTTGATGAGAACATGGAAAATTATATGGCAGTTCATAATTGGTTGACTGGTTTGGGATATCCAGAAACACCTCAACAATTTAGTGATCTAACAACAAATAATGATGGTGTAAAAGATTTAAAGGAACAATTCAGTGATGGAAGTCTTCATATTTTAAATAGCAATTTTAGAAATGTTGCCATTGTAAAGTTTAAGGATTTATATCCAACATATTTGACTTCTTTAGAATTTGAGGCAAGTGATACTGATATCAGCTACTTTACAGCAGAGGTCACTTTCAAGTATACTATCTACAATGTCTTAGCTGCTGACAACAGAACACCCTTATGAACCTTGATCAAATTCAGGAGATGTGGGAAAAGGATTCTCAAATCGACCCTGATAACCTACATGACGAATCATTAAAAATTCCACAACTTCATTCAAAATATTATACTCTATATAATACCATTACTCTTTTGAGAGAGAAAGCAAGAGGAACTTATAACCGTGTAAGATTGGAAAGATATAACTACTACACAGGAAAGGCAACAGCAGAGGTTTATGCCGAAGAACCATTCCCATATAAAGTTAGAGATAAAGAGGCATTACAGAGGTATATGGATGCCGATGAGAAGTTAAATACTATTGACCTCAAAGTTCGTTATTATGATGTGATGCTTAAGTTCTTAGAAGAGATTATCAAGACAGTTTCAAATAGAACTTTCCAAATTAAAAACTCAATCGACTGGCAC